ATAGCTTCGAAAATGTCTTCAATTGTTTCGAGTGGAACATATAACATCTTATTCAGATCAAGTCCAATTGCCTCTAAAAACTCTCTACTTATTGCATTTTCGGTATCTATATAAACAGCTAGCCCACCTGCCTTTTGACAATTGGCAAGTGCATGTGCTGCTAATAATGATTTTCCTGATGCTTCCAATCCTGTAATTTCTGATATTCGGCCGATTGGAAATCCACCTTCCTTGCGATTTGAAATTGCAAGATCAAGCATCGATGAGCCGCTTCCAACCCACCCTTTAACTTCACTTGGAGCCTTAGTATCTCCGTCTAAGAAAAATGCAGTTTGATATCCTGTATTCTTAAACTTCTTATTAAGCCCATCTGCTAATTCGACCGCCAATGAGTCTTGTAGGTCGCTTTTCGATTTTGCCTTTGCTTTCGCCATATGTACCTGTATTATTCGTTAAATAATGTATCGAATGCCGCCGTTACATCATCTACTTTATTAACGCCTGCAGGTGCTTCTTCTTTTTTAGAACTAGTTGGTACCGGAGGTTCCGTCGAACTTCCTGTATCTGTATCTGGGTTCAACCATTCTTCTAATGTACCTTTCAAAGCCTCATATGTCGGTTCTTTGAAAATATCATTTAGATCAGGTTGGTGGTTAGCAGCTTGTTCTGCAACATTCTTGTCTTCAGTCATTGGAGTAACATTTGGTTTTACTCTAATAGTTGTTTTTGGATACCCTCCGGATTCAGCCGGGGTAAATTCGACTACAATGTCTCTTCCGCCCATAGGGTCTGAAATGTCACCATAATCTGGGTCTGATACAATTCCTAGTAATTCAGTATATACTTGTTTTCCGAATCCCCAAAATTTAACGCCTTCTGATTCTTGTCCTCTTACCAATACAGGAACATATGTTCTCAGTTTAGGTTCCATTTTCTTACCTAACTTCCACTCTTCTGAATTGCCAGATGATTTGAGTTTTTCGCAGAACTCAACAACTGGGTCTGGCCTGCCATGGGTAGTAGGTGATAGGAAATTTTTCGTACCTAGGTCATAATGAAAATAAAGTTCTCTGAAAGGATTATTTCTATCGTGCTGATATGGTACGATTCTTACAATTTGCTTACCTGGTTCAGGTTTCCATAATTGTTGTCGGCGGGTGCCGGTTGATTGTAGTTGATTAAGCTTCGCTTTAATCGCGTCTAAGTCAATTGCCATTTTTTTTCTTTTTTTTTAATGGTTAATAATTATTTAATAATATAATAACTTTATTTCATTTATCCTAAGGATTATCGAAAAAAGTTACAAAAAAGTTTTTATTTGTTATTTGTTAATTTTTATATAAATATACGGCTATAAGTCTATTCTTTTGAATAATTCCAAATGAATGTGTCTCAATTCTTCACCATCTGTTAATAATAATGAGTTTTGATAATTTGGCCAATTGATTATAAATTTCTTGTCCAATATACCATTGTTAGCTTTCAATATGATACAATTCAATGCATTGACTGTATACAATGTATTAGTCTCTTTCTTTCTATGTATCATGATTGTATTAGGCGTCTTGCCGTAATCATCTGGTTCTACGTTATATGTCACGTATAAATCAGATCTGTCATTTTCATCTGAGAACACAAATAGTCTTTTTTCAGATACCGTGTATGATTTTTTAACATAATCAACTATCAGTTCTAAATCTTTTCTATGTGCAAATGTACATAATAATTGTGTTCTCACAAATCTACCCCTATCCTAATTTATTAGCTGTCGCTGCAAATTTGCCAACTGGCCGGCCTGAATGAGACATTCCTACTGTATGAGCTCCTTGGGTTCCGCCGCCACAAACACATTCAGCTGTTGGCACAAACCATATAGTTTGTAGTGCCGCAACATAAAATATTACACCTTGTCCACCTCCATCTGCAATTCCATCTCGTTTCATTTCAAGATCTAATTCGGTTTGTATTTTCATTAATGCATCATAATCATTTTCGACGCCGCCATATTCTGTATTTAATGCTTCTACTACGCCATCTCTTACCATACCATCAGCAAATACTGTGGTCAATGCAAATTCTGTTTTTGACTTCCCTCCTAATACTCTACCTAATGTACTTGCAAGTTTAGAATCTGCAAATGTATTTTTACCTAATCTAATATATGTATTTTTATTTTTTAATTCTTTGACATGCCACCCCTGGCCATTTATATTAACATCATGAGTTGCATTTGCTCCTCCCAATTCTCCTCGATCAAATAAGAATGGTATCAGATATTCACCTCTACCCATTTCAGTACCCTTTGAACCTCCTCTTGCTGTGCCTATATCTGCTAATCCATAAAAGTCTTCCGGGACTGTTATGCCGGCTTCACCCGACCCGGCTGGAACTGATTTTAAACTAAATAAGTGTTTGTTTAATGATTTTGGATTCATACTATACAATTCATCTAGAACTTCATCAATATATTTTGCTGTATATGTTGCTGATGTAATATCATATAAAGTAAAATAAAGTTTTTGTAATTTCTCATCTGAAACAATTCCTTCTACCGTATTTAACCATTGTTGCCAATTCTCATCTTCTGCAAATTTACCTATCATACGTTTAGCTACTGTCTTGGCTGATTTACGAGCCATAGGACTAAAGTCTTTTTTCTTCATATCCTTTTCTAAATAGCCTGTTATTTTTTCTACTTCAGCTTTATTTAGTTGATATGTTTTATCGCCTAGTTTAACCAATGCTTCTCGTATATTAACAACTTCTTCTATCTCATCTTCAACTGGCTCGGCATCATGAAATGCTTGATCTAATTGATCTATCTCATTAACAAACACAGAACCATTCAATCCATTCTCTTTTAGGATTTCATGTAATACATCCATCTCCTCATCCGTATATGGAGCATTAGCATAACCGTTTGGTAGTCTGTAAAACCACTCTCTTATAATTGAATCTCTATCCATAGACATACCTTTTTAATAAATATCAGGTTAGCCGTGAAGTCATGTCTTTCATGTTATGGTAATTGATACCTGCTTTGGTTTTAACCGGGAAGCGACCGGATTGGCTCATAACATCGCGCAGTTTTAATAACAATTCTTTGCCATCGGTCAAATTATAGTCGAATAATAAAGAATCATAAGTGTACAGGATTATATCTGTATCATAATCTCTTAACAAATCATTCACATTATTTAGAACATGTAAATTATATTCTGTTTCAGATGCTTGTAATAAGTAGTTGAATAACTTATTTGGATTCATATCATGTAAACAATTTTTATATAAAGGCCGTTTCATTAATGGAGTAAGGATATATCCGTCTCGTTTAAACTTTTTCCATAACTGGTTTATGAATTGTTTTGTCTTTCCAAAGAATGGTACTTTCTCAAAATCACTATCTATGCCGCCATACAATAATCTAAATGTTATTTTTTTACTTTGGTCATATTCTTCTTCTGATATATCATCTTTACCGAAATATTGTTTTGCAAAATACTCATGGATACTGCCATCTGGTAAATCATATCCTATAATATCTGCTATTAGTCTTGGGTGATATGCATCGAAGTCCATTTCTAATAACATGCCCCGTTCCCATCTAGATACAAATGCTTCTCTACATCCAGATTCTTTTGGCAACGCTGCATAATTAACTCCGCCAAATTTATTAGAAGGCCGGCCTGTAGTGGTCCATATATTATATTCTGTATTGGCTCTATTCTTAGCAATGCCATTTGCTTTAAAGTGTTCTACAAATTTATTATAATCGACTTGCAATCCTGTCCGTTCGATAGCTGAAAAATTATCTGTTATCAATTGTTCATATTCTTCAAATTCATTTGTCTTGTCAAATGTCTTATAATACTCCATGAACTTGTTTTTCATTTCTTCACATCTTTCGAGGTGTTTCATGATAGGTAACCAGTCATGAGTATTTGTCTCATTATGCCACCATCTATTCCAAGCATCATGTGCCGATGTATTTGACTCATCTAATGGTAACATTTTATGGTTCT